GCGGGATGGTCCCGCACGCCGGAAAAGCCCGGGCCCTCTTTCCCTGGCTCATCAAAGCGTTCAAGATGTTGCCGGCAGGGAAGGGGTACCACGGCTTCGGCACGACCGGTTGGAAAATCCTGTCGGCGTTCCCATGGCAATCGGTGGACTCGTCAAGCTGGGCGACCGGCTATATGTACGGGACAGGGATTCTCTTTTCGAAAACGAAAGGTATCTTTCTGAAGTTTCAGATTAAGGACGCCCGTTCTTGCTTTGCTCTCAAACGGGAGTTCTCTAGTTACGGATACGATTGGAGAGTGTTCGCCGAGCCGACTGATGAACCTCTGTTTGGGGTTAAGTCAGAACTCCGGCGCTCGCTCTGCGCAATCGCCGCCAGTTCTTATGTTGCCGCGGAGAAGTGGTTGACCGAAAGACATGGTCAGAGCAGGGTTTACTTGTCCCATCCTCTTGCGGCTGCACCCTATGGTTACGCTGGTCTTGTGGAGGGAGCCAATGCCTAAAACCCTCTGTGTCATATCTGGTGGGATGGACAGCGCGACGCTCCTCCATCTTGCGGCCAAAGAGGAGGGCCGGGTCGAGGCAGTCTCTTTCAACTATGGACAACGGCATAAGAAAGAACTCCGGTACGCCGCCTCTCAATGTGCCGGGTTGAATATCACGCATGACATTATAGACATTTCGTCAATAACCCCTCATATAGGCGGGTCAGCTTTAACGGATGATATCGAGGTTCCGGACGGCCATTACGCCTCTGCTAACATGGCCGTAACCGTGGTCCCGAACAGAAACGCTATAATGCTGGCCATATCCTACGGCATCGCTGTGGCTCGCGGGATTGAGGTAATCGGGGCAGGCATGCACGCTGGCGACCACGCGATTTATCCCGACTGCCGCCCTGCCTTCACCGAGGCGTTTGACCGGATGGAACGTCTTGCCGTTGACGGATACGGCCACCCGGACATCCGCCTCTGGACCCCTTTCATCAAGAAAACCAAGACCGAGATTGTCTCTATTGGTGGGGACTTGGGCATCGACTACGCCAATACTTGGAGTTGTTATAAAGGGGCCGAATTACATTGCGGGGTTTGCGGGACTTGTTACGAAAGGAAAGAGGCGTTCCAAGATTCGGGAGTTACGGACAATACCCAATATGAAAGTTAGTGTGACCAGAGAATATACTTGGGAGATGGGCCACGCCCTCAAGAACCATGCCGGGAAATGCTTCCGGCCTCACGGCCATAATTACCGGTTGGAAGTGGAGGTATCCGGGCTATTGGATACAACGAGCGACATGGTGATAGACTTCGCCGACCTCGATGGGGTGGTCAAGCCGATGATAGATGACCTCGACCACCAGTTCCTGGCCAATCGGGACGACGACCGGTTCCAAAAGAGTCCCGGTTATATCCCGTGGGACGGTGAGCCGACCGCCGAGAGCATAGCCCTCCACCTATACCAATCTTTATATGAGCGGACCTCATTAACCGTGGAACGTGTGACCCTATATGAAACGGACAAAGCCAGCGCGACGGTACGGGGTTCATAAGGTCTTCGGGCCGACCATCCAGGGCGAGGGAGGGATGACCGGAACGGTCTCCCATTTCGTGCGCCTCTCAGGATGTAATATGTGGGATGGCCGACCGGAGACCCGGCAGGCTTCCCATTGCCCGTTCTGCGACACCGACTTCTTCAGCCACCGGATGTTAGAGGCTGCGGAGATAGTGGCCGAACTTGACGCGCTCAAGTGGTCGGAGTGGGTCACGGTATCGGGCGGGGAACCGCTCCTCCAAGTGGACGATGAGTTCGTCTCAACTTTACAGAATAGCGGATACAAGGTGGCCATAGAGACCAACGGCACTCGGCCGCTCAATATTGTTGTGGATTATCTCACAATGTCTCCAAAGCGACCCGAGCCGGAAACGGCCATCCGCAGATGCGACAGCCTCAAACTACTTTGGCCTCATCCGGACCCGCGCATCACTCCCGAAGCCTTCGACTGTATCGACGCCGGAGCCAAGTACCTCCAACCCATCGGCGGGGAAGACGACCAGGCCAATCTACGCTCGGCCATCAATAAGCTATACGACCTCCGGGGCTGGCGGCTCAGCTTGCAGACCCATAAATTGATTGAGGTAGAATGATAGAACTTACATGGGCCGAGATAGACGACCGACTGGAAGGGATGGAGTTGGCCGGCACAAAAGTATGGGGCATCCCAAGGGGCGGCGCAATCGTGGCGGGGATGGCGCGCCGATACGGGGCAGTAATCGTCGGGACTCCTCAAGAGGCCGACCTCGCCATTGACGATGTAATCGACAGTGGGGCGACCGCGAAGGTGACGCTAGATAGATACGGGCTACAGACTTTGGCGGTGGTCAATAAGGTAGCCGAGGGCATCGACTCTTGGGTCCACTTCCCGTGGGAGGAGCCAGCCGAGACCGAGATGTCCGACCATGTGACCAGGATGATGCAGTACTGGGGGGAGGAGACTGGGCGGGATGGGCTAGTCAAGACTCCCGAAAGAGTAGTCCGGTCATGGGAGGAACTGTATGCCGGTTATAAGATGGACGCGGAAAACGTTCTGACCTGGTTCGAAGATGATACCGATGAAATGATTGTGGTCAAGAACATCACATTCTATTCGACTTGTGAGCATCACATTCTCCCGTTCTTTGGGACAATCAACGTCGGGTATATCCCGAACGGGTCAATCTTGGGCGCGTCGAAGGTCGGCCGGGTGGCCCATATCTATTCCCGCCGCCTCCAAGTCCAAGAACGATTGGCGCGGCAGATTGGCCAGAGCCTCGAGGCCCATGTGCTAGGAGTGGCGGTCAATGTCCAGGCCCAACACTTCTGCATGATGGCCAGGGGAATCAATCAGGATACGAGCCGCCTAATCACGAACTACCTGACCGGATACTTCCGCGACAGGGCCGATACCAGAGCCGAATTCTTCACCGCAATCAGTGGCTAATATATGGCTAAACAAAACGGGAACAAGATAAGCGCCGAGCAGAGGAGGTCTCAGGTCATCCAGTTGAAGATGGCCGGAGCCACCGAGCAAGTCATCGCCGACCAGCTTGGAGTCTCAAAAGCCCAGGTCTGGAACGATGTAAAGAGGCGGTTATCCGAGGTCAGGCGGGATGATGTGGAGGCGGTCCAACAAGAGTACAACCTTCAGAAATCCAGATACGAGAGGCTTCTCCTCCGGTGGTGGAGCCAGGCCATCGGTGCCGATGACGACCAGTCTGCAAGAGCCACTTCGATTGTATTAGACATTCTTAGGCGACTGGATACCATAGGCGGTCTTGTGCCGGAGAAGCCTCTCATCCAACTCCAACAACAGAACATTCTCGTGGGCGGGATGACCTTCTCCGACCTGGTGCGGGAGGCATTGGACGATGCCGGCCAGATTGTAGAAGTAGAGGGCCGAACATATGACTCTGACGAAGGCTGAAAAGATATCCCACTACAACGAGTCGAAGGCCAACCCCGAATACTTCTGGAAGTGGACCCTCGGCTCGGAAACCGTTTACGACAAACAGATTGAGATGGTGGAGGCGGTTCGGGACCATAACCGGGTCGCGGTCGTAGGGGCTAACGGGACCGGCAAGGATTGGCAATCTGCCCGGATAATGTTGTGGTGGCAATCGGTCTACAACCCTTCTATCACAGTAGTCCTTGGCCCGACCCACAGACAGGTCTCCGACATAATCTGGAAAGAGGCCCGGAGTGCCTACCGGAGTCCTCGGATGCCGCTCGGCGGTCAGATGTATCGAACGGCCCGGTGGGAGTTCGACGACCGGCATTATGCGGTCGGGTTCTCAACCGATAACGAGTACAACATCCAAGGGTTCCACAGCCCGAACCTCCTGGTCATCATAACGGAGGCCCACAACGTCGAGCAGTCCCACATCGACGCGGTCAAGAGACTCAATCCGGCCCGGATGCTTCTGACCGGGAACGCCTTCGCCTCGTCGGGAGAGTTCTACGATGCCTTCCACGGTGGGTCAGACCTTTACCACACGATTGAGATTGCCGCCGCCGACACGCCCAATATCCAACAAGGCCGGGAGGTCATTCCGGGCATGGTGACCGCCGAGCAAGTGGAGGAACGCCGGCGAGAATGGGGCGAGGAATCGGCCCTATATATCGCTTCGGTCCTGGGCCGATTTCCCGACAACCTGGAGGACGCCATCGTGCCGAGGTCGCTCTTGATGGAAGCGGTCGAGCGGCAACTTGAACCAGAGGGCGCGGCACTCCTCTCTTGTGACGTGGCCAGATTCGGCGCAGACAAGACCGTGGTCTACCGCCGGCAAGGGAACGTCTGCCGGCTGGCCTGGAAATCCCAAGGTCGGGATACCCAAGAGGTCGCCGGTCGGCTCAAGATGATGGCCGAGGATGACCCGGAAGTGACCGAGATTATCGTAGATGATACTGGGGTAGGCGGCGGGGTAACGGACCGGCTCAAAGAGGAGAACGTGGCCGGCGGTCGGGTCCGGATAACCGCATTCAACGGTGGGGAGAAAGCCAAGAGGTCAGACCGCTACGTGAACGCAATCGCCGAGGCATGGCTCGAACTGGGCCAGGCGTTCCGGGCCGGCACAATAGATATAGATAATAACCCGGCCATGATCGCCCAGCTTTCGGCGCGGCGGTACACCGTCCAGGGCGACCGTAGAATAAAACTGGAGTCAAAAGACGACTTCAAGAAACGTTCGACCGGAGGCTCACCAGATGATGCCGATGCCCTTGCCATGTGCTATTCGGCACCGGGTCCAGGGGTGGGAGTATGGTGATGAAGACTCCGGAGGACTACTTCTCCGAGGGCCGCGAATGGCTCGACCGGGCTGAGCGTATCGCCCGGTTATATGAGAAGAAAGAGGACTTCGATAAGTCGGCGGACCTGGCGGTCCTGGCTATGGCCAACGCGCTCCTTGGCATCTGCGCCCAGTTCATTCGGGAGCAAGAGGCCGATTGACCAAGGAACTCAGATGTGGCCATTGTGGCAAACTACTGGCTGAGAAGGCCGAGCGGGGAACGGTCATAGTCTGCCGGCGCTGCAAGACCAGGAACGAGGTTGATTGATGGGGTCGTCTTGTGATATTCTCAAACCTAGTGGCCTCATCCGGCATGTGTCCGAGGCGTAAGCCCGAAGCCGGTGGAGGTCATTTTGCCGTTCTGGGACTTCCTCCGTAAACAAGAAGACGTAGCAGTCGCCGTCCCGCTCAATTACGATGTCGGGCAAGCCTCATATCCTGACGCATCCTTTGAGTCCTTCGCGACCGAGGGATATGCTAAGAGCGAGATCGTCCACGCTTGCATCCGTGAGCTGGCAGTGTCCGCGGCTTCTCCTCGGTACTACGTCCAGGCTCCAGCCACCGATGGCGGTGCCGTTGAGATAACCTCCGGCCTCCTCTACGACCTGACCTCCAAGCCCAACCCGACCTCTGATTGGTATAGCTTCATCGAGAATATGGTCACATATCTGATGGTGGCCGGCAACAGCTACATCTTGAAAGAGCGGACGAGGGCTGGGAAAGTGGCAGCGGTTTACCATCTGAGACCCGACCGGGTCCGTATCATCGGCGGCGACCACGGTGCCGAGGGTTACATCTATGAGGTCAGCGGCGTGGATTACAGTATCCCGCGGGAGGACATCTGCCATCTGGCCCTCCCGAATCCCGGCGGCGACCTTTACGGGTTGGCTCCCCTCCAAGTCCTGGCACGAACCGTGAATCTTGACCTCAACATGACGGATTTCGCAAAGGTCTATTTCCAGAACGCCGGCGTTCCGAGCGGCCTCCTCAAACTCAAGCGACGGTTAAACACCCAGGAGGAAGCCTCGACCATACGCTCCCGTTGGCGGTCCCAATTCGGCGGACGCAACAACTTTCACCGGATCGCCATCTTAGACGAGGATGCTGACTATGTTCCGATGGCTAACTCCCCGAAAGACATGGCATTGCCCGAGCTCCACGACCTGACCGAGTCCCGCATCTGCGCGGTATTCGGCGTCCCGGCCATCCTGGTCGGGGCCAACGTGGGACTCCAACGCTCGACGTACAGCAACTACCGCGAGGCCCGGATGGCCTTTCACTCGGAGACCCTGGAGCCGATGGTCAGTCGCATCCTCCGGCATGTCAACCGGAATATGTTTGATGAGTATCCGGGCAATGAGACCTTGACGGTGGACTGGGCCGAGATGCGCTCCGGACTGGATGACCGCGAGGCGATGACCTCCAGGGTCACCGGATTATTCGCCGGCGGCATCCTGACCTTGAATGAGGCCAGGGGGCAGCTCGGCCTGGAAGCCGTCACCGACGGCGCGATCCGCAGAATCCCAGCGGCGATATTTGAGGTGGCCGAGGGAACGCCGGCCCCGGTCGCCGTTGGCGCCGCTCCGGTGGAGGAGTCTTTGCCGGTCGGGACGCTCAAGGAATGGGACGCCATCCCGGAATTGAAAGCACCGAGGGTAGCAAGACGAGCCGGACTACTACGCCGCCAACTCCTGGAGGACCGGGAGGCGGAGACCGACCGGATGGCGAAACAGGTCCAGCGGCACTTCCGCGGACTTAGAAACCGGGTGGACGGCATCCTGGGCCGGTGGATGGAGCGGACCAGCTCAGAGTCTAAGGACTTCCCGCCGGGCTTTGATCCCTCCATGCTGGACCTGCCGGATGGGATAGTTGACCTTCAGGCCATCATCGAGCAGGCCATGGCCCGGATGTCCAAGAAGACGGTCGCCGCGATAAATGAGGCCGGCATCGCCGGGACTCTGGAATGGACGGAGCAGCTGCCCTTCGTGCAGTCGGTATTAGTCCAGGCGCCGGCCAGGGCATCATTGATCCACCGGACGACTAACCGGGCCATCCAGCGGGGAGTGGCAATCGCCTTTGAGAATGGTTATTCCATCTCGCAGTTGGCGCGGGGAGTCCCGACCGCCGATCCTCCATTCCCAGGTCTCCGGTCCATCCTGACCGAGACCGAGAACCGCTCCCGGCTCATCGCGAGAACGGAGGTTATGCGGAGTCAAAATCTGACGAGTGTCGGCTTTTTCAAGGAGCAGGGTTTTAGTTACGTCCGCGCCGACGATATAGACGGCGACCCGGACGATAACTACATCGACCCTGGCGACCCGTATGGCCGGACATGCGCCGAGCGCCACGGTCAGATATATACGGTGGAGGACGCCTCCCGTATTGATGACCATCCCAACGGGACGCTGAACTGGCAGCCGATGCCCCGGAACTACCGACCGGAGGAGACCGTATGATCAACAAGTTTTTTGTTTCGGACGCCAAAGTCATCGATGAGCGCATGGGCATCGTGGAGGCGTATGTCAACACGATGGGAGTCCGGGACGCGGACGGGGACA